AGCATCACGTGCGGCTTTCTCTTGAGGGCTCATTTGCTTAGGTTTTCGCTCAAGAACTTTTGCAGACTGCTTACCGTATTTACGAACACGGTAATTATGCTGCTCTTTCGAAACTCGAGGCGCTGCAGCAGGATGCCTGCCGGGCATTCTCTCCTCGCCAATCCCATAATGGCTTCGGCCTTCGGCGGTAAGCGTTCCGTCCTCATTCTGAAAACGACGGAGGCCCTTTTTCATGCCCTTAACACCGTAATGGGCAAGACTATTGCTATACTGGTACATTAGGCATCCTCCGTCTTTATTTTTTTCTTTTAATTATTCAGATTTTGTATTATAATACCGTTCGAAAGAAACGGAATTCTCAATACCGCGGTAAAGCCGCATAGAAAGGAACAGCTGATGTACAAAATCATCTTTGATGGATACGAGCAGGATCGTGTCTACGAAACGTATGAAGAAGCTGAAGCTGCTGCATGGGTCATGGTAGACAATTTCAACACCGGATCCGAGATTCTATACGAAATGAATCCTGGCGATTATGAAGAAGAGATGGACGGAGCCACCGCTAATTTTGAGATTATTGAAGTTCCGGATTAATTAGTACTGTCACCTGGACTTGAACCAGGAACCTTCGGCTTATAAGGCCGCTGCTCAGACCGGTTGAGCTATGACAGCATAAAAGCCGCCAAGAAGACGGCTTAGAATTATTCAAACATATCCGTATTCAGCTTATAGGCGACATAAGCATCGATCATAGCTGCGACAGAGTCAATCTTCTGATCGTAACGCTTCTTCCAAAGCTTGCGGTTGCCATTAGTGTCCTCAAGCGTGATAGCATTTCCCATTGCAAAGGCCATAATGTCCTGGTCAAAGATTAAAGCTCTTTCTCCGCTCAGCTTCTTCAGTTCGCCAAGCGGAACGCTTTCTGTCTTCGCGCCCTGAATGACTTTCTCGACGCCGAACTCGCCGTTTTCACGAACCCAGCGCTCAACAAACTGCCGGCTGTTGTACGGGTCGAAACCAAAAGTCCGGACATCGTATCCGGACTCCTGAATGTGGTGGTCGAGATCGTCATACACATCCATCATTTCAAGCACGGTGCCTTCCATGATGATGAGGCTTCCTTCATTAATAAAGCTGTCATACTTTATTCGCATGGCAGCAGGAAGTTTACTCAAAGTAAGAGACGTGATGTAACATCTTGTCTTCACACCGAATTGTCCTCGTCCAAGCGGGAACAGGAATGTGAATGCGCAGAAGTCATCGCCCTGCGAAAGGTCGGCTCCCATGGAGCAAGCCATCTGCCAGAAGTCGCGTCTTCGATGTGGAATCGTTTCTTCATAGGTAAAGAAGTACGTGTAGCCCTCCATCGGAATGTTAAACCGTTTCGCCAGAATATCGTTCCGGACAGCCGGGGATTTTTCAGCACGTTCAACGTCCAGCAAATAGGTTTCGAAGCTCACCGTCTTTCCAAGATTCGGATTTGCCTTAAGCCAAACCATCGGGTTGGTCTTACCCTCTTCGACTTCCTTGATGTCGTCAAGCTTGTAATACCAGATGGACACATGCGGGTTGTAATAATCCCCTCTCAGTATGTCCATCAGTTCCATTTTGATTGTATCGCCAGGCCCGTTTCGGACAGTACCTTCCGAACTCGTAGCCACAATCAGATAGTCGTCGTTCTTGGAAGCGCCCTGCTCAAGAGTGCCAACAACGTCCTCACGAATCGCACCAGACAGCCACTCATCGACAGTGTTAATCTTGCTTCGAAGTCCCTGGAGTTTGTCCATGGACATCGGCCTAATCTCAAGAATGGAATTAGTAAGAAAGTTTTCAATTCCCTTCTTGGTTGATGACATCTTCTGCCTGTTGGCTTTGCTGCCAGTTGTGTTCTGAAGGCTCCCCTCCGTCATAAACTTCATCAGCGGGCCTCTTGCCCGTGCCAAAGCTGTTCTCATCGGAGACATGACTTCCTCAGACTGTTTCATCGTAGGAGCAGTCGTAATCTGCTGTGTCGTTGATGTATCAACCGTCAGAAAGTAAGCCTGGATGCACATGTCATACATGGATTTGGCCGCGCCACGGGGAATGATCAGAAACTGCTTGTTAACAAGCCTTTTCTTAACTCTCCTGGTTTCGTAGTGCACACCGTGTCCATCTGCATTCTGAACAGCGACGCTTCGATCCACAAAGTAGTACCATCCAAATATCTCTTCAGCCCAAAGCTTAAACGTATCCAAAAGAAAAAGATCTGACCCGTCAGTCAGGGTCAGCTCGTTTTCGCAGAATCGGATAAAGCCTTCAACTGCGTCAATATCGTAATAGAACTTTGGATCGCGGATCAGGCCGTCGATCCGGTTCATCTCCATTTCGATTTCTTTGCACACTGGGATTTCTCCCCGCAGCACCTGGTCCCGAAACATCCCATAATACTTGGGCGTAGCGGTGTTCGAAAGCATTACTTATCACCGCCGTCCTCTTTCTTTTGAGCCGGAGGATGAATCTGAGCACCGACACTTTGCTCCATACGCGTGAAATTTTCATCGATCATTTCATCGTACCAGGAGTCAACGAAAAGAAGCGAACCACCGCCGACTTCGTATAATTTCAGATCATTGGTATTTTTGCTTATTTCTTCCAAAGCCATCACACCTCTGACATGAAATCGAAGGTCTCAACAGATTCGGACTGAGCAATAAGTCTCCAGAGTGTCTCCTCAGACTGGCTCTTAAGTGCTTCCATCACAGTTCCGCTGGACGGAGGATCAAAGACCATCTTTACTTTCATGTAAATATACTGCTTGGCACCTTCGAGCATAACTTCGTTTGTAAGGAAGTCGCTCCAAAGCTCGTTCATCCCTGTAATTCGAAACCCGGTAGATGGGCCGACATTTGCCTGAGTAAGCGTCATCAGCGCTGAATTTATCATCACGATGATGTCAGTATCGAAAGGCGCGTATTCAGTACCAAGACCAAGCATCTTTTTTATTGTAGCGAGTATGCTTTCGTTCAAAGCGACTTCCTCCTTTCAGCAAACTTTCAAATATCAGAAGTGCAATAGAACACGCCGTCTTTCAGCCCGAGCACCTCTTTGACGATGTCCTGATACAGCATGGAGCGATTACCATGAATATCATCAAGCTGATCGTTGTAGAACTGAGCAACTTCCTTCTTGAATACGGCATAGCCGAAGGAACCCATAAGGGTGTCGACCGTACTGACGCCTTCGAATACGGGATTCCCCTCAAAGGCCTGCGCAATCATCGTCAAAGGAGTTTCTTCAGCCTTATTGGAAGGAATAACCGCGATCTTAACTTTTACATTTCCAAACTCTTTCTCAACAGGAAGAAGCCTTGAAAGTGCTTCAGCTTTCCGGTTATTGTCAACATACAGTTTGACTTCAAGTTCATCGCTGTCGACTACGACGTTAACCTCGTCGTCTTTCCCAAAGAGAAGCTCGATTTCACGAATAAACGTAATCCACGGTGCGGATAATGTCACTTTCTTCATGGTCTTTCTCCTTTTCAACCTCAATTTTGGCAATTTTAACATGAAAAGTTCCTGCTCCTATTCTTCATCAAGTCCGGAATATCCGTCCTTAAAAGCCCAATAAACTCCGCATTTCTTACAGGTTTCATCTGTGCACTCTTTCCGTTTTTTGGCCATTTCCGTCTCTGGATGGCACTTCTCGCAAAGATCTATAAATTTACACGGCTGGTCCTTTTCCATAATTGGGCCTCCTTAATGGAGTAGGTTTATTTTGAATAGATAGACGTCGCCTTTACTCTATCGGTAATGGTGACGCTGTCGCCTTCCCCTACAAAAGCGTAAATGTTGTAATATACAGTGCCGTTGTTTGCGATAGTCAATGTACCAATTGCCTCAGTAGGATCCAACATAGCAATGTTTGCCTTCGGCAAAACCATCACGCACGGAACTGTGTTCTGATTTGCATCCAGATCCGAAGTCAATACCGTGTCATTGATCGCATGTTCATAATCATGTTCTTCTGCATAAGCGTAGCCAAAGGCGCCATTGAAAGAACTGCTATTATCAGGAACTTCCGGAAAATTACGAGCAAGGAGCACTGCCTGCAGGCTTCCACGAGCATAATCGACCAGCACATTGAACTCTTTATTTGCATCATCCGAAGAATAGGGCTCGTTTCCATATGTAACGATTTCTTTATGAAAACCGTCTTTGTCGATCATCGTGACGATCGTTTTTCTAAGTTCTTTTTCGTCAAATCCATACTTGCTCATGATTTGTTAATCTCATGTTGTTCTCGTGCTTTTATACTCTTGAAATCATGGCCCTTCCGCAATCTACAATGTAATCTTCATCGTCAACGATCGCTATATAGCATCGTTGCTTCTTTGGAAGACCGTGGTTCACAATTGGAAAATAACTATATTTGAATTCACGTTCGCTGATAGAACTACGTTCGACATCTATTGAATCGACGTCGAAGTGACGCTCCGGGAGTTTATAGCCAGGAGCTAAATAAGGATCGATGTATTTATCGTTCGTCGGAACAAGCACGATACGCTCGTTATAAAGCAGCGGAGTCGTTAGTTCAAGACTTATATCGCCATCTTCGGTCAGATCGATGGAATGCGTTTGAAGTATCTTCCCAGATGGAACGTTAGGATCATAATTTGTTCCGACAATATCATCCATGCCTTTTTTACGAACAAACAAATAATCATAGAATCCAGTCTTATACGCTCCGCAAATATGTACATATGCTGGACACGGAGGAATACTAGTCGATGTAGGCTTATTTACAAAAACTATCGGATCCTCTAGAGTAACAGGCGCGATTGATGGAAAACTCGCCAGCTTCTTGCCTTCGTACGCATTCATAAAATTGTCATGATCAAAGATCAATAGTTCCTCATCCGCGTTTAACTTCCTGGACATACCGACCTCGTATAAGTATTTTGATTCGCTTATTACTTCTATTCTACTTGGTAAAGTAAACTCGATGGGCGTATCAATATTGGTGTCAATAATCGTTTCCTTGTGAAAGCCATCTTTGTCGATCATGACTGTTCTTATTTTTCTAATCTCTCGTCTATCGAATCCGTACTTACTCATATTACATGCCCCTTATGCAATGATCTTAAGATTATTAATGTGCGTCTCTCTAAACGATCATACTACAGACACTTTAGATTTCAGACAGTCGACAACTATATTTTGATCGTTCACCAACGCCACCCATACGTTTTGATTTTTTTCGAAACCATGATTTTCAGCAGGCCAAAAGTAATAGGATCGGCCGCCAAGCTCTTCTGTATTTACGACCGTTTCCGAATAGACTTCCGGCAAATGATTGCCAGCGGATAATTGTTCAACGCCATAATCGCCATCGGCATGTACGAGAACAAAGCGCTCGCTAAGTAAAACTGGCGCATTCATATTAACCGAAATACCGTCTCCTTCTTCGTCAGCCGTCTTAAAATCGAGCCCTGGGTAAATACCAGGAGTACTGACAGAGATCAACCTCTTAAGACTCAAAATCACATTCGGAGGATAGTTGGTCCCAACGATCTTTCCTGTATCTTTTTTATAGATGAACAAATAGTCGAACGTCGATATATTGACGCCACGATTTACATAAAACTGAACAAAAAAGCTGTATGACGAATCATCGAACAATGAAGTCTCCGAAACAATAGGACCTTCTTGGCAAACTATATGATCCACATCCGGAATGTACTCTAGACGCTTCAATCCGTATTTTTCATCGACCTCGTCGCTCTTGCAAAAGAATAAATCTTCGTCTTTTTTCAGCATTCTCGATATGCCAATTTCATGAAGAATTCTTGTTTGATTATCAACTGCTCTAATGGACATACCTCTATCAACAGAAATAGAGTCCGTATCTTTTTTGCTGACAGAAATCGTATCTCTGTGGAAGCCATCTTTGTCGATCATCGTGACGATTGTTTTTCTAAGTTCTTTTTCGTCGAATCCATACTTACTCATATCAAAAGGCCTCCTTAGTTATTTCCACGGACAAGTATCTCCCGGTTTCCTATCAACCGGTAAGTTAGGAAGTAAATCCTTGTTGCTATAATGTATCGCTTTATGTGTAAGTGAAGAAACGCAGATTAAATACTCTGGATTGACAACATCGCCAGAAAACGTTTTTAAATCGTCAATGCTAATTGGATTCATATGATGAACAATAATCATTCCTTGAATGTCATATCCTTCAAGACCCAAATCACATCCATTATCTCGAATGATAATATCTCTTCTGAGACTTCTCCATTCTGGAGATTTGTAAAGCGTCTGATTCAAATATCGATCATAGCCGAATGTCTCTTCACCTACAAATCCGTTAAGCTTTAAATACTCAAAACGCTCGTCGAAAGTTTTAAGACGACTAAGTTCTCTATAGGTCCTCATAGTTCGTCTCCTCGATTTACAGATCCAGAATAAATCTGCATTGCCTCAATAGCCTTCTGGTAAAGCTCCTCTGTTCTGGCAGAAGCATCAATGGCATTTGCCTTTGCCTCGAGCAAAAGATTCTCTCGACGAAGTTTCTCTTTCTCGAGCTGGAGCTTCGTTGTTCCAAGCTTCAAATAGTGCAGAACGACCTGATTAGAAGGATTATCTTTTAACAATTCTCGCTCGGCAGCATCAACAGCCAAACTAATAAGCTGATTCTCGCGAGATTCCATGTCCGTGGCCGGGGCGAACTTGCGCTGGATGGTGCCACGCGAATTTTTTCCACTGACAGCCATGCGCTTTTCACCTCGTTTCGGACTACTTCAAATAGCCTTTGCTGTCGGTCATAGAGTTATCTGTATACGTTTAAATGCGGTTTGTGTGTACTTCTGAAAAGAGTGTTGGGCCCTGAAAGGAGCACCGGCAGGACCAGAACCGGAACAGGAAAAGAGCCCAGCACTCGTTTCAAAAGTGCACATCACGGGTGTCCCCAAAAATTCTGAGAAAAGAAAACCCGGGAGAATATAATAGCAAAGGCCAAAATATCCCCCCGGGGAAAAATAAAAG